ACAAGACAATGGACCTTGTCTAAATATGAGAATATGGTTAACTTAAGAAATATTCTTCTTCAAAAAGTAAGAGAATATAATCCAGACTATTTCTTTAGTCTAGATTCAGATATCTTAATTAAAAATCCATCAACAATAGAACTTCTTATTGCCCACATTAAAGAAGGAGCCGATGCAGTTAACCCACTTATGTACATGACTCCAGTTGGAACTTCTTACCCCAGTGTTATGAAGTGGGTGGCACATGCGGGAGGTAAGGCTCATAGAGATTTAAATTTTCCTATCGGAACTTATTTTAAATCAGATGTTATAATGGCTGCAAAAATGATGTCAAGAAAAGTTTATAGTGCTATTGACTACACTATCCATCCACAGGGTGAAGATCTTGGTTGGTCAACTGCGGCAGCTGACCACGGTTTCAATCTTTATTGTGCATCATATATATACACTCCTCACATCATGAGTAGGGCAATGCTACAGGATGTCCTCCGAAATGGAGATCCTAGAGAATTTGAAACTTTGAAAACTTTATCTAAAGTATGATATTCTTATATAAGATTGTTTAATATATGATTACCCAATTTACTATAAGTACAAGCTTAGAATTATTCTGTCATGGAGACATAAATGGCTTTTGATTTTGTCGAAAATTTTACGGTTCAACTTCCCGATTTCAGTAAATCAGACTATGATTTTTCCGAAGCATTTAATAGCGAACATGGTCTTATCATAGAAGTTGCTGCTATACACGAGCGGACTAACTTCTAATTATAATAACTATTCAGCTATTGAATTAGAAAAGGCTCTCCAGTCTTGGGTTGAGCCATATCCTAAGCCAATAATCTTAAACCATGATTTAAATGCTGAACCAATCGGTAGAGTCATCGCAGCAAAGATGGACAAAGAAGAAGATGGCAGTCCTTTTGTTAGACTACAGATTGCAATCACTGATCCAGTTGCAGCTCAAAAAGTTCTTGACAAGAGATACCTTACTGGATCCGTTGGTGGTAGAGCCGGTAAAGCAGTATGTTCAATTTCTGGTGAGGATTTAGCTTCTGAGTCTGACAATGGCAGGCCAAAACTTCCAAAGTATCGCAGAGGTCAAGTTTATAAAGGTAAGCTCGCATTTATTGACATGCAGGACATTTCTTTTAAAGAATATTCTTTTGTCAATCAACCAGCTGATGGCAAGTCAAGCGTTAGATCAACATCTGCTATTGTTGACAAAGATGGAAAGCCAAATACCGAAGGCTGGGTAGCTAAAAGTTCTGCGTTTGTTTTAAGTATGAACGAAGAAGATATTTATTCCGTAGAAGAACATGATTCTTTATTTAAAAATATGAAGAAAAAAGAATCCAAGCCAATGTATCTTCATCTAAAAGGTGCCTTTTTGACAGCTCTTGCCTTCCAGGAGAGTGAAAATGCACATAATAAAGCAGTTTCATTACTATCTAACGAGGAAGCTGTTAATAACACCGATCTACAGGAGAACTCTAATATGAAAGATCGCAATCAAGAAGAGGATATCTTAGCTGTAACTGAAGAGTTGAGCGAGGATCTATCTTCAATTGCCGCAGGAAAGACTGAAGAGTCTGAAGGTGGCGAGGAAAAGGCACCAGAGGCGCCAGCTGAAGGTGGCGAAGAAACCGGCGAAGAAGAAGCCGGTGCAGAAGAGTCTAAGGACGATACAGAGAAAGCGGATGAACAAGCTGAAGAGGCTGTTGATTCCGAACAAGCTGCAGAGTCTGAAGAACCAGAGGCCAAAGAAGAAGAGGCCGAAGGTACTCAAGAGTCCAAGAGTACGGATGAAGACCTCAGCGATAAGGCTGAACAGCCCGCTGAGCAAGACAACGACGTTCTCGACAAGGTAAAAGCTCTTGAAGAAGAAAATGCAAAGCTCAAGGCAGCACTTCACAGAATTCTTGTGGAGAGAGTAGTGGATGCAAAGATCAACGCTGGCGTAGAAACAGCAGAGCAGAGAGATGAACTGATTGAGTCACACTTGACCAGAACAGCCTCTTCTCTTGCTGATTCACTCAGAGATATTGCAAAAATACCAGTCCGCAAGTCACGTCATGCCGAAGCACCAGAAATTCATAACGAATCTGCAGCAGTTGCAAACGAAGAAAACGTAGCAACTGTTGACGAGGACAATGAGATTACTGAGGCTAAGGAAGAAGTATCACTTGAGCAAGTATTTGTTGACGCTCTCATGGGCCGTCGTAAGCTTTAAAACAAGGAGAAAATAAGAAATGAGCTTAGCAAAATTTCGTAAAGTAGGCACAAAGACTGGTTCAGGCCGTTTTGTGGTTTCAGAGGGCATTGCTCCAGCAGCATACCTTCTTCCACATCCTGGTCTACCAACTTGGTATTCCGACAGCGAAGATGATCGCTTCGAAATCGTAATTCCAAAAGGTACCATTCTTTCAGTCATTGCCGACAGCAATGGCGATGCAAGGGTTGTTCCAGCTAATGGTACATCAGCTTCAGTCACCTGGGGTGACAACATGCCATCATCTTGGGATCCACTAGATGGTGCAACTCCATCTTACAGCTCTGGTGCAACTGACACTGTTGCAGTAGGCGCAAGATCAATTCCAGTTGGCGTTGCTCAGTATGACCTTTACCGTCCATTTGATAAGGGCACCTCACAAGGTGCAGGCTTCATCACCCATGGTTACGTTGAGTACCCAATGGTCACTGGAGTCAATGCAGACGTTACCGTTGGTAGCGTAGTTCGTTCGGACCATATGGGCCGTCCAGTATTGGCAGCTGCAGCTGACTTTTTTGCCAGCAGTGCAGTCTACTCTTACCTCCAGGTTGGTAAGGTAGTCGAAGTAGAAAAGTTTGCAACCAACTTTGATGATGGTCTTCTTTCCTACATGCAGCTTCCTTCAGATCCAGGTGCACTTAAGACAGTATTTGAGATTACTCGCTCAGGTGCTTTCTCAGGCAAGCTTGGTATCCGTAGCAACCTGGATGTCCACAACGTCATTGGCGCATTCCGCGTCAACCTAACCTTATAATAACAGGAGGAATATCCTAAGATGAGTAAAACAATCCAAGAGCTCCTCTCAGGACTCCCAGCTTGGGAAGCCGCATTATCTGAGGACGGGTATCTAGACCAAGACAACAGAGTTACCATTAAGGAAGCTTTTGCATCACCAGATGCTGCAATTCTCTTCCCAAAGGTTATTTCTCGTACTCTTAAGGAAGCAGCTGAACCCCAGCTTCTAGTTACTCCTCTACTTTCAACTGTACGTCTCGGCAAGGGTCGTTCACTTGAATTCCCAGCAGTTAATGCAATTCAAGCAGCTGAGATTCCCGAAGGACAAGAGTACCCAGAGCAGGCATTAGCCTTTGCAAAGCAAATTGAAGGAAAGGTGTCCAAGAAGGGTGTCAAACTAGCTTTCACAGAGGAAGTTATTGCTGACTCACTTTGGGATATCGTCGGCCTTCATGTTCGCGCTGCAGGTCGTGCCCTTGCTCGCCTAAAAGAGCAAATTGCACTTAGCCGTTTCAAGGACGCTGCAACAATCGTCTTTGACAACGACGACGGTACCTACGATTCAACAACTGGCCGTGACATCAACGGTGCCTTCAATGACACCGTCACCTGGGACGACATCGTAGACATGGCTGCAGTTTTGATGGCAGAGAAGCATGTGCCAACAGACTTCATTCTCCATCCACTCATGTGGTCAGTCTTCTTGAAGGACAGCATCTTCCATGCAGGTGGCGCAGCTTCAGCTGTAGGCACCAGCTGGGGTTACCGTCCACAATCTCCAGAAGGCGCACTAAACGCAACTGCTCCAATGGGTCTTAACGTACTTGTATCACCATTTGTCAGCTTTACAGCTAAGACAAGTGGCAGTGCAGCTAAGTCTGACCTTTTCCTCATTGACCGTAACGAGGTTGGCTCACTCCTAGTCAAGGACGATCTGTCCACTGACCAGTTTGATGATCCATCACGTGACATTCGTCAGATGAAGATGAAGGAGCGTTACGACATCGTAATGCTGGGCGATGGCGAAGGTATTACCGTCGCTAAGAATATCAAGCTCAGCCGTAACTACGAGGTTCAGGTTACAAACGAACTTTAATTTGACCTTAGGGCATTATAGTTACGGTCACTGAAAAGTGACAGCCCGTAGGCAGAGGGTGGTGGCGGAAGCTGCCACCCTCTGTTTTTTATATCAGAAAACTGTTACTATTTCAATAGAATGTTAATAAGGAGAATCTGTGGCTCTGTATCTAATAGAAAGCGCCAGCGTAGACGCTGATGTTGTCGTAATAAAGTTTGGAAGAACTGTCAAAATTAGCTCATTAATAAATGCTAACTTCACAGTGCAAACCACAGCTGCTACCCCAGTTGTTGTTGCTAGTCCATTTACTGCAATAAATACTATTACCGATTTTAATCAAATATCTAGAACTTTAAGATTGTTTTGGGATGTAATTTTAACTTCTGGTCAAGAATATGAAATAATAATTTCAAATATAAAAGACGCAGTAAATGAAACCATACCAACGGAAAAAATTAAGTTCACAAAAGCAGACGCAGCGACTCCGTCAACCATAACTTCATCCTCAGAACCTGTATATGAAGAAATATTAATTGAGGATAAATCTGTTAGAACAGATGCATATTCTACTGTTCAAATTCTGGCTAAAAACCCTAATTTTTATGTAGTTTCTGTAAATCCTGTTAATGGAGACTTTTACTTAGACAACTCTTACAATAATGGAAGAGTGACAATTGAGTTTAATGCTCGACCAGCTTCAAACTTCCTTAATGTTAAGTATTTTAAAACACAAAAAAAGAAAATACAAAGAACACCGTCTAGATGGGAAGCAGTAGATGCCAACGTGTCTCTTCATTCTTGGAAGCCAGAAGTTTACATAGACTTTCCGTCAAATGATGCAACGCCGGTTTATACAACTTCTAACAAAGAATATTTTGAAACTGGATATAAATATAGGATTATATTATCTAAAGATATAGGAATATAATTATTATGGCTAACTTTATTTATGGAAAAGCAAAGCAGGGTATACTAAATGGCCACTTTAGCTTTGCCAACAATAATTTTAAAGTAGCATTAGTAAAAAGTTCTTACACTCCTAATCAGAATACTCACGAATTTTTATCAGATATATCAAATGCAAATATTGCATACACAACAGAAAATCTTCCGTCTTTAGTAAATAGTTTAGGAGTTGTAAATTCTGAAGATTTTGTATTTACATTGCCGGTAAATACAGCTTTTAGTGCGGCGGTAATATATCAAGTTGGTTCAAGTCAATCAAATTCAAGGTTACTAAGTTATACAGACACAGCTTCTGGGCTTCCTTTTACGGGATCTCAAAATTCTGTAACAGTAGCTTTTGATTGGATTGGATCAATTTTAACACTATAAGGAAAATATGACCACACAATATCCAGGTTCTCTAGATGTATTTACAAATCCAACTGCAACTGATACCTTAAATTCAGGCAGTGTTCCTCATCATTTACAGCACGCAAATGTAAATGATGCAGTTGAAGCAATACAGACCGTGTTAGGCTTAAATCCAGCAGGTGCACATTTAACTATTAAAGATAGAATAATTTCAGCTGAAACCACTATATCTATCCAGTCAGTATTAAACGGTCTAAATGATGTTACTATTTCATCAGCTTTGACTGGAAATATATTAAGATATAATGGTTCTCAGTGGGTAAATACGCCAGAAAAAGAAGTTACAGACGGAGGAAATTTTTAAATGGCTAATACAATTAGAATCAAAAGAAGGACTAGTGGTGCATCAGGTGCTCCGTCTGGTTTAAAAAACGCTGAGCTAGCTTTTAATGAAGTTGATGAGACACTTTATTATGGTAAGGGTGATTCAAGCGGCGATGCAACGTCTATTCTTGCTATAGCTGGTCCAGGAGCTTTTGCTACGCTAACTGGTGCTCAGACAATTTCTGGCGATAAAACATTTACGGGAACGGTAATAGTCCCAACTCCATCTTCAAACACTCATGCAGCAACTAAAGCATATGTCGATACTGCAGTTTCTGGTGCAACACCAAGCGGAACTGCTAATCAAATTACGATAACAAGCGGTGTTATATCCTTGGCATCAAGTGTCACAACTCCAGGAGACTTGACCGTAACTGGAAACCTTACAGTAAACGGAACTACCACAACAGTTAATTCTACAACGGTTTCTCTTGACGACAAGAATATAGAATTGGCAAGCACAGCGTCACCCAGCGATGCTGGAGCTGATGGAGCTGGTATAACCGTCAAGGGAACTACGGATAAAACATTTAACTGGGTTGATGCAACAGATGCATGGACATCTTCTGAGCATCTTAATTTATTGACTGAAAAATCATTTTATATTAATGGCACTGCTGTTTTAAGTTCAAGCACCCTTGGATCTGGAATTACTTCATCTAGCCTTACATCAGTTGGCACTATTGCAACTGGAGTATGGCAAGGCACAGCAGTTGGAATTGGATATGGTGGCACCGGAGCAACAACTGCATCTGGCGCAAGAACTGCACTGGAACTTGGATCAATTGCAACACAAAATGCTAATAACGTAAACATTACAGGTGGTACAATAGATGGCATATCCATTGATGGTGGAACTTTTTAATTAAAACTATTGTTAAACGGAGTCTAAATGGCTAACACTATTAAGATTAAAAGAAGCGGCACAGCCACACAGGTTCCAAGCTCACTAGAACATGGAGAGCTAGCAATAAATTATACAGATGGTAAACTATTCTATAGAAATAATCTGGATCAAATAGTAGAACTTTCATCCTCTTCTGGCTCAGTTTCAACTGCTGGCCTTACAGAAGATATAAGAGACGTAAAAATAATGCTTTATATGGAGGTCATTTAAGATGGCAATTAATCAGAAACGTTTGGCAGGACCAACACAGCTTGGAACCTCAAGCGTTACATACTATACTGTTCCAGCGGCAACTACTACTATAGTTAAGCAAGTTGTATTAACTAATACAACAGCATCTGCAAAAACAGTCACTGTTAGACTAGTTCCCTCTGGAGCTAGCGAAGGGGCTACGCCTAATTCACTAGATATCATCAGCGCAATGACTTTGTCCGCTAATGAAACATTGGCCTTTAACTGTTCTATGGTAATGGTTTATACAGGTGGAGCTGGAGACGAATTAAAAGCACTTTGTAGTGCAAATAGCTCTGTAAATATATCCGTATTTGGAATAGAAGAGGCTTAACAATAATGACAGCAATGGTTAGGTATGGCGCTCCCAGTGCAATGTCATCTTTTATTGATGCGCCTGATTCAATATTTGGAACTGGAGTAGACGGAGATGCTACATTAGATGGGTCTACGACTGTTTTAGAAATGGCTCCATCTTCCAATGTTTACTCAATGACAACAGATCTTTTTTTTAATAATCTAACCATCAACTCTGGAGTTAGATTAGCTCCAAATGGATATAGAATATTTGTTAAAAATATTTTAACCCTAAACAATAACTCAACTATAGGTTTTACAACTGGTTTTTCAACCGCTGGATCAATAGCACAGCGGAGGAGCTGCAGCAACTGCGGTAACTCATAGCCTTGGTGGTTCTGCAACTGGTTATTCTGCTACAGCACCAGCAGCTGCATTGGGTGGTTCAAAATATTACCAAATTCCTCATCAGGCCATAAGAGGATGGGCAGTAAGTGCATCTAGTACTACTCCAACATTTTTAAGAGGTGGCGCAGGTGGCTCTGGACAAGCAGGTGGTGGAGTGGTTATTGTGGCTGCAAGATATATAACTGGTCCAAGTTCTGGTACGGCATATATTCAAGCTCCAGGAACTGCACCTGCTGGTGGAGGAGTGATTATAGCGGTATCCTCTCATTCGGCATTTCCGGCATCAATTTCTACAAATGTTACGGGACAAAATCCTGGCACAGTCTACTACATGCAGTTGGTATAAAATGCCAGCAATGGATAGAGTCGGTCAGCAAAGAACACAAAGAGTTGGAAATGATTCCGTCTATGGTTCAGGTTTAGATGGAACTGGATACGTTAACTCTGCAGTAACTTTAACTAGCGACATGTATTATGACAATTTGGAAGTTACTTCTAATGGAATTATTTATACTAATGGGTTTAAAGTTTTTGTCCAAAACACTTTAACTCTTAATGGATTTATTGGGATAGGTTCTGTTACTTCTGGTGTAGTTGACGAATCTGGATCAAACATCTCTGATGGTTCAATTGCAGGACAAGCCACATCTACTATTTCTTATAGACTTGGAGGACAAGGTGGTGGTGGCTCTAATCCAAACGTATCAGCCCTGCCAAGCTATCTGTACAAGAATTTAAATAACCTTTTAGGTGGAAGTTATATTGATCCAGCAAATACTGGTGGAGTAAAAATTACTGGTGGATCTGTTGGTACCACTGGAACCACTGGTGCAACAACACCTGCTCCAGTTACTTGGCCAAATAAAGCAGGTAAAGCAGGAGCTCTTGGCGGATATGGACCAAGTAACCACACTGTTAATGCTCCAGGCGGAAGAGGTAATCCAGCAGCAGATGGTTCCGCTAACTCTGGTCCAGCTCCAGGTGGAGCAGGAGGTTCTGGTGGAGTAGGAGGTGGCGTAGTTGCTATCTTTGCAAAAACAATAATTGGATCTGGAAAAGTATTTTCATTAGGTAGATCTGGAGCAGCTGGATCGGCTGGAACCACAATACCAGCTGGAGCAGCTGGAGCAAACGGCGCTAAAGCCCCAGATAGAACAGATCATCATCACGTTGCTCCAAGTTCACACCATCACGTTGCCCCAACTCACACTCATCACCATGTTGCTCCTCATACAACTCATGCTCCAAGAACACATGATCATCATAATCATACAACAAATCATTCTGATCGCCATGGGCATAAATCTGGACCCCATACAGACCATAAGGGTCATGTCCATGAGGAGCCTCATTGGCATCATGGCGGTCACTACCACCATCCGCACAACGATGGACCTCATGGTGGCGTTCATCACTGGGATGGTCACTACTGGCATGCATGGAGACCTCACTATCAGTACTTGGGGCACTGGACTCATTATCCTCCGCATGGGCATCAAAAGCCTAATGGTCATCACAACTGGTATACACCAGACGGTAATGCTCACCATCATGAAAGGTTTTATCATGGATCATTTGGCGGACACGATGGTCACGTTCATGCGCATTTTGGCGAACCACCACATACCCATACTCACGTAAATGGGATAACTCACTCAAGTGCAAGGTACCACCACCATGCTCACTCACATCCTAACCCAGATGTTGCAGGACATCATGCCAATCCGCCAGCTTTAGGTCATACCGCAAATCCAGATGCCTCTGCTCATTATGTAGGAGGAGCAGGAGGGGTTAATGATGGATCTCATGGAGTAGGAGCACCTGCGATTACTGGGGTTACAGGAAAAAGAGGTGGAGCTGGAGGAGGAGGAGCAATTGTTGTTGTATGTGATACAATATCAAACACAATTTCTTTTGACACCAGAGCAGGTTTAACAGTAGATTCAGACAATTTTTCTGCCTCTTCTGGTTCATCATATATACTATATAATATCTAAAACTTAAAAAGGAGATGCAAATAAAATGGATTTTGAACTAACACCACAGCAAAAAATAGACACGTTAACCGCTACAAGAAAAAATATTAAATCAGAAATTTTTAATATATTAATTAGAGTAGGAATAGACCCAGATACATTTGACGAAAATGATTTGTCTGGTTTTGATCCAGTTATGGTTGGAGAAAAAGAGAGAATCCAATCATTATTAAATGGTCTTTCGATGATTGAGACAAAATTAGCTAACTTATAATGAAAAGATTTGTTTGTGTTCCACAGTTTTTAGCAGAACACGGAATGCCAGAAGAAGCTAAAAAGTTATCTGAAGAGTCTCAGCTTCCAATAAGTGTTTCTCAAGAGTATCATCGTATATTTATAGGTTCTTTTCCTGAAACTTTTGCTATTGAGTCTCCTGATTCTGTTGAAAATAGCTATGTATACTGGTTAGACATTACTGATGAGTATAATAATTTTTCAAAAGATGTATTTATTGTTTGTAAAAGTTCTGATGATGAGTATAAATTTTTTCCAACAGTAAAAGAAAAGCATATACTAAGATTTCGTTTTAGGATATTCAAAAAGAATAAGTATAATTATGAAATTTGGAACAGTAATAATATGTTATATGAAGGTAGATTTGAAATAGTATGAAAGTAGAAAATCCAGCAAAATGCATCTCTATTTATAGGGATGTTTTTTTAAAAGATCACGCAGAGCATTTCATAAAAAATTTAGAAAAAGAAACTACTTCTGATTGGTCTGAATTACATTGGGGTTCGTCAAAAGTTGGCGATGGTGTTTCTTCTAAGTATAGAACATCTTTAACGTGTTCGTTGATACCACTAATGAAACCTTATCCAGAGACGGAACTGTCAAAGTATTTTACCGAAAATATTAGAACTCCTATAGAAAAAGTTACAAATGATTATGTAATTGAATACTTAATTCCTTCGGGTATGCACGCAGCATACCAACTATTAAAATATTATCCAGAGTCAGAGTATCATGCACATGTAGACCATGCTCCTGACAATAGAAGAGTTTTTAGTATGGTATCTTGCATTCTTGCTCCGGAAGATGGTGGGGATTTAGAGTTTCCATTTTTTGATTTGTCCATTCCAATGGAAACTGGAATGGTTATACTTTTTCCTGCTAATTTTCCTTACCTACATATAGCTCATTCAGTTAATTCTGGAATTAAATACAGTTTAGTGACATGGTATGAATAGTGATATAATATATATATGGATAATAATTTAAACAAATTTAGACCAAGAATTTTTGGAATAATAGGGTCTGGTACAGCTGGATTAATAACTGCTCTTCTTCTTAGAAGAGCTTTTCCAGCATGTGGTGTTACTGTTGTATCTTCTTCTGATGTTGGGATTATAGGTGTTGGCGAAGGCTCAACTGAGCATTGGCGTCAGTTTATGGAGTTATGCGATATACCTCTCCATGAAATGTTAATGGAAACCGCAGCTACGCATAAATATGGGATTAGGTATGAAAACTGGACAGAGCATACTCCAGATTATTTCCACAGCGTTTCAGGTGGAGATGATATATATTGCTTTGGTTTATTCGGAGCATATATGGGAATTATAGAAACTGGTAAGACACTAACGTCTCAAACATCTTCAATAGGCTTAGTAAGAGATAAGATTAGAAGACAAAATTTACACAATAATACAAATCAATATCACTTTGATACTTTTAAGTTAAATGAATATTTTGTTTCTTTAGCATTTAATAGAAATGTTAGATTTATTGATGGTCTTGTTCAAAAAGTTCAAAAAAATGAAGATGGAACTATAAAATCTGTTCAAACAAAACAGGGTGACGAGATAGAAGCCGACTTCTGGTTTGATGCATCGGGTTTTAGTAGGGTTTTATTAAAGGAAGTTGGCGATGTAAATTGGCAGTCCTTTAGTGATTATTTATTGTGCAATACCGCTATTCCGTTTCCCACAGAATCTGATCCAAGCGGAAAAATTCACGGATATACAAGAGCAAAAGCAGCTTCTTCTGGCTGGATGTGGGAGATACCGACGCAAGAAAGAAGAGGGAATGGATATGTTTTTTGCGATCAATTTATTTCTGTTGAACAAGCAGTGGAAGAGGCAGAAAAAATAAGCGGATATAAACTTCCTAAAGATCCTAGAGTAATTAAGTTTGATGCTGGGTACGTAAAAGAACCTTGGCAAAAAAATGTTATTGCAGTTGGATTGGCTTCCTCTTTTGTTGAGCCACTGGAAGCTACCAGTATTGGTTCAACAATACAGCAAATTCGTCAAGCAATACCATACATCTCTTCCTACATGCCAACCCATAAATTTTCCCAAAAACACTTTAATGAATCTTTTGAAAAAGTTATGAAAAATATATTGACCATGATTAGATTACATTATTATAGTGATAGAAGAGATAGTAAGTTTTGGCAAGAGATGGCAACAATGCCGATAAATAAAGATCTTCAAGATATTATTGATTTATGGTCAGAAAGACCTCCGTCAAGAAATGACTTTGATCATTCTCATGGAGAAATGTTTTTAGCCCCTCATATGACTCATGTAGGTCAAGGTCAAGGAATTATTAACGTAGAAGCCTGTACAATGGCTATTAATCATTTTGGAATTAGAAGAGAAGTTGATAAACAATTAGATGAATTTTCCAAAGGAAGAAGCAATCACGAACTTGTAGACCATGCTCAGTCTCTAAGAGAACTTTACAATTTAGACGAAGAATGGAATAACCAGTGAGCCCTAAGCCCAAAAAACAAAAATTAAAACCAGGTCAAATTCGATTTACCCCTATGGATAACAGACTTATGGAGTCAGCACCATTTGCAAACTCTTTAAGTAATCAACCATCTTGGTTTAAGAGAATAAAAAAAGAAGGTGGATCTTTAAGAAGATGCGCTGGCACGATAGACTTTCTAGCAGCAGGAGCTACGTTACCTATGTGGACTAATTATAGATTTAGGCCAGATGGTCGTGGCTGTTGGGAAACTGGATCTGATGACTTTTTTCCATCTGCAGTTATTGGCGGAAAAGATGTTCCAATAGGATCTATATCTGGTTTTAACTACAATTCTACTGGCGAGTGTCCAATGACAGCAGTAAGAAAGATAGAGACTGGTCAATATCCAAAAATTATTAATCCATGGAGAATTGAAACTGCGCCAGGTTGGTCAACTTTAATGGTTCCAATTTATTGGGAGCCAAATGAAGATTATACTGTACTTCCTGCAATAGTGCATACTGATTTTTATCATCAAATGAATGTGGTAATTAACCCAATTAATGATAGACCATTTACTATTAGGTTTGGAACACCAATGGCTCAGCTTATTCCATTTAAAAGAGATTCAGATTTTACAGAAGTTATTTTCAATGATGAAGATTATTTTAAGTATGTAGCTTCTTCGGGTATGGGTAGCGGTCATCTTTCTCCCGCAGATGGAACTGGCGCTCCATATAGAAGAGAAAGAACTAAAGTAGATGCTGAGCTAAAAGAAAAACCAAAAAGAAGATGGTTTAAATGAATAATGATGAAAAATTACAAAAACTAATACAAATAAAAATTGCATTAATGCAAAAAATATATACAATTTGTTTAGAATCAAATATAGATCCAGATAATTTTATTTATTCTAACTATATTAATCCATCAGATGAAAGTGTTATGCAAGGTACTTTAGGTGTGTATTGTTTTAAATTAGATATTATTGAAAAAAAGATAAAGGAATTAGAATGATTATAGATCAAGAAAGACTTTTGTTAGAAGCAGGAGCGTTTGAGCCTGGTGTATTCTATCTTCAAAAATGTATCTTTATAGAAGAAGGAAAAAACGCTAATAAAGCTGGAAGATGTGAAAATCTAACATACGGTGGTATTGGGGTAGCAATTGGAACTCCTTATGAGAGTGAGACCTGGGAAAGCGGATGGAAATCAGACTATGATGATTTTCAATTAGAAGTAAGTGGCATACAAAGATGGGGACACATTGTGTCGGTTGTTCCTGATTTTTTTATAGATTATTTACAAATTAAATATACAACAATTGACGGAAATCATGGTACCTTAGATCTACAAAAGAGAGCTCTTCCAATGTCAATGTGGCTTGGGAGATCAATTTACCAGTTGTTTAAAATCATGCGAGAATGGTCTTTTATGGTGGATGAGCCGTTTAATAGCGATCATCCAATGGCTATATATTCAAAAATGGTATATGAAAAACTAAATATTCAACAAAGCATTATAGATGAGATTGACTCCATGCCTGACATGCAGCTAGCAAAGTTTTTAAAGGGTGATCCAGATTATAAATTGATACCAGCACATCCACAAATGTCTGAAGAGTTTAAGTCCTGGATACTACAGTTGGTAGAGGACTATAAGGAGCCTTCTTTTGAACAAAAAATTGATATTGTTTTGGATTCTGAACAATGACATTTGAACCAAAACATATAGAAACAGTTATAGAACAAGCTATGATTCAAAATTTTAACGATCATTTTTTTAACGGACAAGATGTATCTAAGTTAATATCAAATCCTCCAAAAAAGAAAAATAATATAGGCGTATTCTTTCAAAAAATACAATCAGCTATAAAAACTATGTCTAACCCAGCATATTGGAGCAGGGCAAATTTGGTTGAGGCTTGGGGTTTTGCAACTAAAATAGCTATTATCTTTCCTGGTTTACTTTTTGGCACTCAGTTTTGGTGGCTCTATATACTTGCCATTATGTCAAGCATCGCGTTAATTTGGTCTTCAACGGTTAAAACCCTTCCAACCATAATACTATTTAATGTATGCTGGGTGATTTTGGCTAGTGCGGCAATACTAAAACATTTTCTTTAAGGGGATTATATGTTATACAATGATCTTGTTGGATACAGTCAGTCTGGCGTATCCTATCAAGGTACGTTAACTTTAACTATTCCTGGTTTTTCTGCGATATTAGTTGCCCCTTCAATAGGTATATACATAGGAGATGAGCCGGATAATAGCAACGCAACTTTGGTCGGCTTTGCTACTGTTTCCTCAGTTAAGTCAGGGTCAATTACCCTCCAGACAACTCAACAGCAAGCACAGTCTATAGCAGAATCAGCTATTGTTTATTTAAATAATGTGGCTGATGTTTCTGTTGTAAACAATACCTTAGAACAAGGGACTCTCGTTAGGGTCTCTATAGTATCAAGGTCTCAGTCTGCAGAACACACCCTTGCTTAGTAATCCTTATTTAATAAGTACTATTATCAATAGTAAAGTACAATGGAGATAAAATGTCTAGTTCAGTATTAGTAAATGATACCGTAAGGATCAAGGTCAAATTTATAGATATAGACCCCAGTACGGGCGAGCAAGAATCAGTATCCCCTTCTACTGTAATAGTCAATATAGAAAAAGCTGATGGTCAAAACGTTGTGGTAAACGCTTCTGCGACTTCTTTAACTTCATCAGAATATTATTATGATTTTACCCCCTCAGAACCTGGACAATATACAGTTATCTTTAATGGAATTATGCCAGATACTTCTCAAATTGTAGTAAATCAAAACTTATATGTAAGCGATACGGATACAGACTACAGGCCAAGTGTAACTTTAAAATCTGACGAAACGATAATATTTGCAGCTGATATAGACCCACTGTATGTTGACCCAGAAGAACTTTTATCCTTTTTCCCGGATGCATCCCTATTAGAAATAGGTGAATTAATACATCATTACTCACTTGAAATGAAAGAAATTTTTAATCTTCAGGATACAGAAGATGGATCTGGAATTAACTTTACAGCAGCCGAGTATATAAAAGCCTCTGCATGTTGTGAGCTAAGTAGAACCTATGGGTTTGGCGGAGACGATGAACTATCCCTCAAGCTGGCTGATCTTTCTATTACAAATAGATCAAATCCAAGAAATTCGGTCAATAGAGGCAACGCCACAACATGGTGTCAAATAGCAGCATCTTTAAGAAAAGAAATGATGGCTTCTAGAGTGGGCATGAGAGCCGTTGTTCCAAAAGGATTGCCAAACAAAAAAGTTCATAGTAATTATAAAACTGTTGATCCAGATACAGGTAGATTAGTGTATCTTTCCGACAAAGAACTTTATGGTCCAGGTAGAACAACTCCAACCGAACCGGATGACCCAATGCCGGATAGAAAATTTAAGAAGTATGATTGATCCAAAAGAAGCTTTTAGAAAAATCCTTAGAGAATATGGTCATGATGTACTCTTGCAGAGAAGAGTGTCTGATGATTTTCTATATTCTACAAATTTTGAAAGAATAACAACAAGGCATTTTTTTCCATCCGCTGAAATTCTTGCTCAAGCGCAAAAAGAAGACAACGAAGGTTTTGTTACTAATGTTGATCTAATTTTTTATTTTGAATCAGAGGTCAACCCAAAGCAGGGAGATAGGATATATGAAGAGTCTCCTTCTAATGTTAATGATCCAAATGTTTATCTGATTGACTTTGCCGCCCCAGTAAGGGGCAGAATGGGCAAAATAGTATACTGGACAGTTGGAGCTACCAGAGAAAGGCCAAGTTGATGATAGTATTGTCCCCAGGCCAAACTGGTACTTTTGAATTTATTTTTAATGAAAATAATACTTTTTACGATCCAACAGCAGGAGCAACTCCTTCTGATGTCTTAGTATCGGTATATAGAGGTGATGCGGGGTCGGGAACCGTTATAGATGGTCCTTATTCTTACTTATTTCAGGATGCTACACCTAGTGGTAACTATATTCAAAAAACTACAAATAATACTATATATTATGGTAATTTTGGAGATACGCCAGGGCAAAATATTTCTAATCTAAATACAACAAAGTTTTCTTTTTACTATACAGTTTCTAATAATTTATTTCCTGGAAACTATTCAGTTGTAGCTACAACTTATTCTGGAGCTAAAATAATACAATATATAGCGCACTTTCAGGTACCGCAAACTAGCGCTGCGCTGTCTTCTTCATATGCATCTGGTCAAAGAGAAATTATTCAATCATTTGTTCCAGTTTATGAAACCCTTGAACAATACAAGACTAACTCCATACTCTTGATAGGCCATGCTGACGGAATTGCTTTAAATAATATTATTAGAATAAGCTCTATTCAAGAAGCGGTAGACCTTCTTAAGGCAAATGTTAATTCACCATTACTAAGAGGTGTATTTGATGCATATGCAGCAGGTGCTAGAGATATATATATTTGTGCAGCCGCTCCAATGACTGAGTACATTGAAGACTTAGGCCAAAGAAATACTGCAATACCATTTTACTCTATGGGCGATGCAACTCCTATTAATTATAACTTCTATCAAAGATACTGGTCTAGACTAGAAGAAACTTATGAAATTATAAAAGATTATGATTATTTAGATATAATAGTTCCACTAGAGACAAGTATATTAAATACAGGATCTATAGATTTTACTACTCAATTAGCTATGTATTGTCAAGACTTTCATAATAAGAGTGGAATGATTCAGATAGGTGTTATTGGCAGTAGAACTGGTGGAATATCAGAAGCTGATATAGCTGCACTTGAAGGTAAAAATATATTTACTAATCGATATACAATGTTTGATTCTCAGAATCAAATAATAGGAGATATGGGCAGATTTGTAGTTCCAGTTTATGGAGAATTAATAATTAATCATAACTTCTTGAATATCACATATATCTCTTCCGCAGCAGCAACCGCTGCTGGAATGATATCTTCTAATCCAGTAAACCAGAGTCTAATAAGAAAAAATGTACCTTCTGCTTTCGGGCTTAGCGGAATATCTTTAAATCAATCTCAAGTTGATAGATTAGATAACATAGGAGTCAATACTTTTACCAGAAATGCTAGAAGTAGAAGAGGTAATACATATCAAGTATATCTAACCAATGACAATACCATGGCTCATCCTACATCAAATTATAGAAAACTACCACAAATTAGACTCTGCGCAATGCTTATAAATGAGATAAAGTCTTTATCTAACAATAATATAAGTAAATTTTCTTCTCAAAAAGCAGTAGAAGATGTAAGAAATCTTTTATCATTTTTAAAATATAATAATATAATATCGGATTATACCCTTGAAGCATATAGTGATCAGGAAGTAAAGGGAAAGCTTTATTTTGATATCAGTGTTGTATCTTCCTTGGGGTTAAAGAAATTATCCTTCAGCATATCATCAGGTAAGGCAGCTTAAAAATGGCACAGAACGCATTTGGTTTTCCACTCCCAGCTTTAAATGAAGTCGCCAACAACAGGACATTTGGTCCGCCACTGCAAGCTGCAGGAAATTTAACTTATTTAGAGTTTGTTTCTGTTGTTAAACTTTTATGGGAAAACCTACATCCAGACATTCCAATTGTTCCAACCCAACCAGCTCAGTACTCTGTCTACCCCTGTATCGTTTATGGCCTAGAATTAAGAAAAGCTCACTCAGTTGAACCAAAGCCAAGAAGCAGACATGTTGTTGAAAATGATGTAATGGTATTCGGGCAAAGGTTTCAAAATGTAGTTTCCTTTACCATAACTACTAAAGTCATGGGCGGAGCTACTAGAGCTCCAGAATCTAGATATGACGGAGCTGAAGTCGCAGATTCTCTAGCAGAAATATTTGAAGACTTTATGCTGGAGTATACTCCTGTTTTTAAAAGATTAGGCGCTTCAGAGTTTGTTTACGCTAGAAGATTGGCTGATGCAGAAGAAAATAAAGGTAGTACTGACGTAGTTAAAAGAACCGTCACCTATATGTTAACCACCGAAAAGCTAATAGCCACTTCGGTTGGAATCATAGAAAAAATAGCCATAGATGTAAGAACCTATATGGCTTATGAGAAAGAGTTGGTTAAAGAACCATTAGAAATGGCAACTCCTAACTTTGAGGGAACAGAGGTAAGTATTATAGACCTATATCAAAGTTCCACCCCAAATGTTGGTTCATAGTTGTTTTTATAGGTTGTTCGTTACTATACATTAAGACTAGACCTACAAAAGACTGCAAACCGGAGGTTTAAAATTCAATGGCTCTACCTGGCGTTAAAACAATCGTAAAAGATCGCTTTTATAGCATCTCAAGACAGGATTCTCCTGTCGGTCCAAGAATCTGTGTTATCGGCATGCGTAATACTGCCGACGGCACTGGCAACGTAGCTGACTTAGACGTAGTTCAAGTCACTAAAGAATCAGATGTCATCACCGCTTTTGGCGAAGGCTCACAACTGCACAAGTCTTATAAGGAACTTGTTGCAGCAGGCGCGGATAGAATCTATATGGTTCCTCTTCCAAGCAACACAACTTTTAACCACACAAATGGTACAGTAACCTCTGGTGGTTCAGATGTGTTTGATAACGCATTTGCTGCTGCTGAAGTATCACTTCCAGACATCATTGTTCCTTGGGGTAGAGGCGGAGTCACATCCGACTGGCAAGATCCAGCTACACCAGACGATGACGTTGAGTATGGCTTCCATGCTGACAATACAACCACTGTAGCAAACAACTGGGCATACAAGGTTGCAAACAAGGTCAAGTCAATTAGTGAAAATACAAACCCATGTGTTGCAGTAATGGGTATTAGACCATGGATTGGAACTGGAGCAACCCCTGCAACAGCAGAGACAATGACTCCAGCAAACGTATCTTCACACCTCACACTTACCCGCTTGCCAGACAAGAACGCCACAAGCGGTTCATCCTACACATGGGGTGGCATTGGTAGATACGTTATTATAATCGCCGCAGAAGTTAAGCCAGTTAGCTACAGCTCAGAAAACTACAGCGATTTTGGTTATGCCAATGGCGCAACTACATTTGCTGCTTCTCTCAGCAGAATGGCTTCTTACATAAGCCCAGTCAACAAGACAGTTTTTAACATAACAAGACTCCGTTACAACCCAACAAGAACACAGCTTTCAAATGATGAAGCAACTGGCGTTACCGACAAGGGCGTAAATGCAATTGTCCTTAACTTTAATAAGATTCCAGTATATGCAGAAGGCATTACATTTGCTCCTGCAACCTCAGATTACAATAGAGTTTCAACCTCAAGAATTATCAATGAGGCTTCGCTTGTAGTCCGCCAGGTTTGCCAGAAGTTTATTGGTGAGCCTTCAACAATGCAAGTTCGTAACTCGATGGAAACAGCTATTACTTCGGGTCTACGTGGCATGCAACAGCTTGGTGCCCTTCTCGACAGTGACTTTACGGTAAGTTACATCCCAACAGAGAACAAGGCCCTTGTTGACCTAGTGCTAACACCAGCATTTGAACTTAAGTCAATTGAAGTTCAAATAGCAGTTAACCTTTAATATTAACACTATAAGATAGGAGGGTACACAGATGCCAGCAGCAGGCGAGTACTACGATTCACCGGTTAACAAATACCTTAATACATACACCACTTTCTCCGGAGCAGATATTGTTGCCACCTTTGGCGGTAAGGAGATTGGAGCACTTTCAGGTATTACTTTCTCGGTTACAAGAGAAAAAGCCCCAATTTACACCATGGGTTCACCAAACCCAAGGTCATTCTCCAGAGGTAAAAGAGGTATCGCTGGTTCATTGATTTTCACAGTCTTTGACCGCCCAGCTCTTTACACAATGCTAGAGACACATCATGGCACTTCTCAGGAAATGAAATTTTGGACAAGATCAAGCAACACACTTCCAGGTGATCCTTCACACAGAAGAGGCATTGCTGAGTTTGACGATCAAACAAGAGACGTTGTAAGCAAGGTTCCTTACTACGCTGACCAGATCCCACCATTTGACATTACAATTACTTTTGTCAACGAGTATGGTCAAGGCGCAGTAAGATCAATCTACGGCGTTGAGCTTCTAAACGAAGGTTCTGGCGCTTCAATGGACGACATCGTTATTGAAGAGACAATGACCTACGTAGCTCGTGAGATTGGTCCTATGTACACTATTTCTAACTCACAATTGAGCAGATTCGGTGGCAGCTTGTCTGACATCATTTCTAAGGACGCAGTAACCTCAAGCGGTCTAAACTCAGAAATCATTAGACCATAATTCTTAAGGTTAAGTCTTAATAGCTAAAGCGTGGAGGATGACTAGTTTGTCCTCCACGCTTTAGTTTTTATCGGAGCAAAATGTACAAAGATATTGAAAAACTTAAAATAGAACAAAGAAAAATAATTGACTACGGTAATCAAGTTGAGTCAATTAGAAAAGAAAAGGGTCTTCCAGATCCATTCTCAAACATGTCTTTTGCCGGCGTTGACATTCAAGCCACAATGGTTTTACCTAGAATGGGAACGGAAACTTCAAGTGATGTTGGAGACTTTATTGAGCTTGGTGAAATTCAAACAATCTCATATTCCATACACAGAGAGAATAGCCCAGTTAGAACTGTTGGTCATGTAAATCCTAGAGGATTTGTGAAAGGCTCTAGAACAATAGCTGGTTCTTTAATCTTTACCGTATTTAATGAGTACGCTTTTTATAGAATTAAAAGATTCAAAAATACACTAGCTAATAAAAACTATGCTCCATTAGCGGATATGCTGCCACCTTTTGATATCGTTCTAACATTCTTTAATGAATACGGTTTAGCTGCTAAAATGAAAATATACGGAGTTACTATAGTTGACGAAGGTCAAACTATGTCTGTAGACGACCTTATTACGGAACAGACATATACCTATATGGCAAGAGGTATACAGCCCCTAATGCATATAGATCCTATAGAGGATAGAAACATTTATTCTAACAGCTCCGACGATATGCGTAAGATGGAAACTGATATATCAACAAATTTTTTTGGTGATAGAATAGAACTTTATAAAAATTTTATTAATTCAAGGATAGCAAACTAAATGCCAGCAGAACAATATAGAAGAGCTCCCTATAGGCCCTTTACCGCATTTATGCCAAGGAATTTAAAACAGGGCGATAATTTTTTTGACCCCATAAACGAGACAATAGATCTTGAGTGGGGTGGTACGAGAACTGACGAAAGATTTAATAGTTATTATGATTATTTCTTTTCAGGAGAAGATGTCAAGGTATACATAGACGGTCTTTTTGATGAAAAAGACGAAATGGACATCGCTTCAATGGCCTTTGTTGTTAAGCAGGAAAAACAGCCTTTATACGGTTTTTGGTCATACAACTATGATGCTATGATGTTGGGCACTAGATTGATTACCGGTGAGCTTTCAATTTACTCTAGGTATCCAAGAAGAATGACAGATTTACTAGAGCAAGCAGCAAAAGTAAGAATGGAAAGCTCTAGCTCCAACCCGTCATCTGCAGTTAGAAGTATTCTAGGAAGTTCTACTGACCAAGCTAGAAAAGATGATGAAATTAATATTCAAAAATACTGGCTTAATTCAGAGTTTGATAGGGTTACCTCAGATCCGATGTCTAGAACTTTAATTGAAGGCCAAGATGCGGGTCATAATATTTTTAGTGCTCATCCGCCTTTTAATTTAATTATATTTTATGGAGTGGAAGAAGACGCTGTAACTAATAACAAAATAGTTACATACGATTCTGCAAATAATATAAATAGACAATTAAATTCAGACAGAATTTTATCAACGGACTATAATGAACGCAAGACTTTAACCGATCTTTCTAGTTCATCTCCTATGAAATTAGTTCTTCAAAATATTAATTTAATGTCCATGACAACTTCTTACACAAGTGGGGGTCAACCGCTAGTGGAAAACTATCAGTTCGTAGCTAGAGACATGTATTTTACAGACGCAAGAGTAGGAGATAATGCGGTTAATGGGCAAAAAGTTACCGTACCAGATGAAACCGAAAAAGAGTATACTACTCAGAATGTAACCACTCAAACTGTTACATCTGGGACTACTTTTAATAATGGCGAGTATACAGCTTAGTATAGAAATATGATATAATTAAGGCAATAATCCAATTGCGCAAAAGGAGAAAAAATGTCAGGTGAAAAGAAAGTAGTAATTACTACTGATGAGGCTACAAAAGAAGAGCTTGGTGTTGAAGATTATCAAGTTCTTTCAATTGAGGATGAAGAAGGCGTCTATGATGACCAACAGGGTATGGCCGTTGAAGACCTTGCTGATGATGAAGAGATTTGGGATGGTGGCCCAACTGCTGGTCAGATTAAACAGTGGAAGTCAACGTTTGGTGATGTATATGTAACGTCTATTACATTTGACAAACACATTGTTTGGAGAACCCTAAATAGAAATGAATATAAGCAGCTTGTAAAAAAGATGGAGCAGCTTGTTCAAGCAGGGCAAATGTCAACTGCAGAAGCTAATCTCTGGAATGAAGAGGCTATTACTGAAATTTGCCTACTCTTCCCAGCGTATGACAAGATTGCCCTCTCAAACGAGATGGCAGGTCTACCGTCGCTTCTGTCTCAGGAAATACTAGAAGCTTCTGGCTTCGTTGCCTTAGAGGTCCGTCAGTTATAATTTATGGATAATGAAGTTCTCTTAGAGCTTAAGCAAAAATACGGTCCCCTTTACGCAGTTAATGTAAAGGGGACTGATTTGTTATTCAGGGAACTAACATTCGCTGAGTTTGATAAAATTTCTTTGATAGGACAAGCTCAAGGTTTTTCTTCTGCCGACGCAGAAGATGAAATTTTAAAAGCTACAATTATATATCCAGAAGGTTTTGATATATATAGAATTCCTGCTGGAATGGTATCTTCAGTTGCACAAGAAGTTCTCGATGCATCAGGTTTTCAGTCTGCAAGGGTTGCAAAAAGAATACTTGACTCAAAAAGACAAGTCGCTGGAGAGGTTAGAAGTTTAATGAAAGCCTTTGTTCTAGCTACTATAAATACATATTCTCCAGAAGATCTTGATAATATGACTTTTTCTCAACTTTCAGAAAGAGTTGCTCTAGCAGAAAAAATAATTGAAATTCAACAAAATACATATGGCATTGAGGCCACAAATATTAAACTAGAGCTAATAGATCCAGAAGAAGAAATGCAAAAAGAACAAGCAAAAGCTGCGAATTATAATGCTTCAAGAAAGCAAGGCGAAGCAGCTTACGAAGACCCAGTTGCCAGAAAGCTTTGGGGGGCAATGTAATTAGGAGGGCTATATGCTTAGGGACAAGGGACCTATACATAATTTAGGGCATGGAGTCTCCTCTAGAGATATGCCGTCTAGAGAGGGTGAAACAGAAACACCCAGTCCTAATTCAGGCTATGTAGCAAAGGCTTTAGATGCGCATCCTATGATGCGCTTTTTTGCATCTGCTGGTACAGCAATGCTTGTTACAACTCTTGCTTCAAGGTTAACAAAATCTGGTGGATTAAAACTAGGTCAAGCCTTACAAAGGTCTTCTGATTCAGCCGTAACAGCCGGAAGAACTGACGCTCTTTCTACTAGAGCAATAAGAAGTATTACTGAAATAAGAAAAGAATTAGACAATCTCAGCGCAATGCACCGAAGCATTGACGGAGTAGACGATCCATACCTTAAGGCTGTTTATGAAGTTGATGGAAAATTAACAACTGGTTATAATCCCACTTTAGGTAGAAGGAAGTTCTTTAGGCCTCTAAGTCAAGAAGGTGCAAGAAGTTCTGCTAGAGGCTTAACCTCCGAGTCTGCTGAAGCCTGGACGATGAGAGACGAGCTACAGGTTAGGCTTGTTAGAGCTGCCAGAAGAATGCCATATGAGTTACCTGCACTGTATGTAACCCAAAGAGCAATTACTGAACCATTATTTGGGCAGGATCAAGAAAAGAAAAGATTAAATTGGTATAATCCAGCAGACGTAATCTCTGACTTTATAAAACAGTCCACCTTAAATGTTGCAACATTGATATTGCCCTTTGAGGCAGTAGGAGCAGCTGGAGCAGCTGGAAGAAGTTCACTTACAACATTAGCTGGGTCAATGAATGACCTTAGGGCTTTGTCTCCTATCCAAAAGAAAGCAGCAAACGCTGCAATAGATATCAGATCACTCCTTGCTGAAGTTGGTCAAGATATAGCAGGAATGACAAATAAAGTCCTAAAAATGTCTTCTCAAACAAGTGGAGCATTTGCAGCAAGTGTTTCTGAAGCTGGTAATTCTCAGCCTGAATTCGTTCAGGCTTTAAGGGCAGCTAGACACGGAGCAAAACAAGCTGTACAAGATATGGCTAATGCCGATAGGTCTAAGAGACTTAAGGTAATGACCGCTAGAGCCAGAGGATTTTTTACTGGAACAACTGAAGATGGGATAGGAGTACTTGACGTACTTCCAACCTTTAAAGGCGCAGGCGTAGGTTTTGCTGCAGGAAAAAACCAATTCAAAGCTTTGGGTGTAGCTCATGATGTTGTTTCTGGAAGACTAACAAGAGAGCAAGCATTAGGTAGGCTTACTGAAAAGTTTGGATACTCAACAGACGATGCATTCACCACTGCATTAGCTGAAAACGCAAGTAGATTAAAACTAAGAGGCTTAGATGGAACTTCCGCAGATGAAATTTTAAACAAAGCAATTAATGCAGTTCAGTCTCAACACTCTAGTAAGCTTACCAGACTTAGTCAAGATTTTTATAGGCTTGGCGCTGGAGGGCCTGATACAAATAGGTTTAAAGGAAGTGATTTTTACTTAAGATCTTTAGAGGATGAATATAAAGATCAACTAGCTAGACATTTAGTAAATGCAAAAGGAATAGAACAAAAAGCTGCAGATAGTTTTGTTTCTCAAATAAAAATAAATCAACTTCCTTCAAGCAAAACAACTTCTGAGGTAACAAATAGAATTTCTTTGGGTAGAAAAGCACAATTTGCCGATGATGCAGACACCTTTTTTGACGACATCTTAGAAAGATTTAGAGGGATTAAAGGCGGAAAAGATTTTCAAGCCGCAATTGGTAATGGTCAAGCGCTAAAAGAGTCTATAGAGGAAGTAGATAGGCTTTTTGTATCGGAAGAATTTAGAAGATCTCTTAACGAAAAAATTAAAAGCAATTGGAATCAATTCAGAGTTGGTTCAATGCCGGAGATAGCTTCAGACGTTTTAAAGCCAGCTAAGCAAAGTTACCTAGACTTTATCGGACCAATATCAGAAAGTAAACAAACTTTTCTTCAAAGAAAAACTGCACAAACACTTGGTATACCTCTACTGCAAAAAGATGGAAGAAGAATAACTCAATCTGTTCTTGAGTCAAAATTAGTTGGTCAAGGATTTGATCCAACTGACTTTAGTTACATGAGAGATTTCTTACTTAACCAAAGAAAGCTAACAACTGGATTTTTTGGAGGTGGTGCAGCCAACATTCTTGGCTTAAGGCCACTTCTTGTAGACGAAGGAGTTGACAGAGGCCTGTTCAAATTTATGCCTCCAGAGCAACAGGCTTCAATTAGGCAACTTGCTTCAACTCAAGCAACTTTTGATCCAGTTACTGGAGGTTTAGGTTCAGCTACTCAAACAATGGGTAGAAGCGCAATAGGTGGAGTATATCAAACGAGATCTGGGGAAATACTTGACTTTACAAAAGTTACAAGTATGCTCACAAAAGCAAAAGACTTTATTGCTTCTGATTTTAGAGTTCCAATTGTTGGATTTAACCCAGCAGATTTAATGGGCAATAGATCTTTAAGGGATATAAGAAACTCTCCAGTACTTCAGTACGTTTCTTCAAGATCTGTACAACCATTTATACCCCAGACAGAAACAAGACCGGATTTCTTCATCCTCAATAGAGTTAAAGGAACTAAAGGGGTTCTTAGGTCTTTTAGCGCAGATGAATCAGGAAGACTGAGTACATCCAAGCTTCCTGGGTTTTATAGGGCAGCTCCTTCGGCAAGTACAGAAATATTTTCAAGAGAAGCTAGAAATGCGTCAGGATTATCTGGCGAAAGAGTTGACACATTAGGTGGGCAAAAAACTAGATTTAGTAGATTCAAAAAAATATTTGATATAGATCCAGAACAGCCAAATTCTCTTTTTAGGCTTGGATCAAGATTTAAAAATAGACAGTCTGATATTAGAAACTCAAGAGTTCTAGGTCAACTTTTATCTAACGAAAACAACACCATTACCTACAAGACTCTAAGAGGACAAAGGTCATTAAGCCTTAGGGGTCTTTCAGTAGTAGACGAAGCTGGTGAACAAGTATATAGTCAGTCTCAAGTTCTTTCTGCGGTAGAATCATTTAGAAAAAGAATATTCAACTTTAATATAAATCAAAGAGTAATGAGGGAGCTTGAAGATACTGCTCCAGATTTGTTTAAGTCCACATCAGGCGTAAGAGCAAGTCAGGTTAGTACAGTTCAAGACGTAAGAAGCGCCGTAAGAATATTGGCCGGCGAGCAAAGTCAAGCATATGCAGATTTAAGAAGAGCGGGATTTGATCCAACCAAGCTTTCAAAGTCTTTTTCAAGGCTTCAAGGCTACATGGACGAAACTCAGTTTGATGTAGATAAAGCTTCTTCTGAAATATTTAGATATATTTCCCAGAGAAATCAAATGCTTAAGCAGGCTATGCCTACAGCATCTAGAACCGTTAATGCAACAGACGATATATTTACTCAAATTGAAAAAGTAACAAGACAGCTTCAAGCCGAAGGAAAAATAGGAATAGACGCAGCTGTTGAAGCCAGAGCTTTTGGTGTTGCTACATTGTTCAACTTTAGTGCATTTAGTACACATAAAGGAGCGCTTGGAAGAACAGACAATGCTGTAAACGCTTTAAATAAAGTTATATCCAGCGCCGCCAATAATGATTCTATTAGAAAACTTTTTGAAGAGTTCACTAGAGGCAATACCTCAATGGTTAACACTTCAATTAGAAGACCAGCTTCAAGATTGTTGCCAGCTCTTAATAGAAAGTTTGGGACTTCTCCTTATGAGATAAATGATCTTTCTGTAAACGTTCTTGGTAGTGGGCAACAGTACACGATGCTGCCTACATTTGGAACAGTTTTTGCTAGAAATCCAATGGCAGCTGTAAAGAGCGCCGTAGGAATAGGAACCTATAAGAATCCTGAAGCATTTTCTACTGGATCAATACCAACAGCCCATATTTTTGGAAGACTTAATAAATACTTTGGTACATTTGGTGCACAGTTAGATCAGTCTCAATATGGTGGTCCTTTAGATCTTTACTTTAGGGGAATGGTTGGAAAAAGAGTTCTTCCGATCACAGCTGCTGGTGCAACCTTTATGGCTGTGGACAGGACTATTGGTGGAGCTGTTAACGAAAGGGATCAAAGAGGGGAAAAAGTTTATTCTCCATTCTTCACTACAAAACTAGCTAGAGCAGCTGTTGAAGGGCAGTCAATAGGTGCGGGACTAGTTCCTGGTGGAATGTCATATGAGGAAAAGAAAGATCAACTCCTTAATGGTGAAGTAGCCGTTAGGCAGGGTAGATATTGGCCACTGGGAACAACTCCATTTAAGGGTGGAAAAGTTCTTTACTACAGACCATCTTATTATAGGAAACTAGCAGAAGGCACTGGTCTAACTTCTGATTCATATTCTTCGCCAGCAGAAAAATTAGCATTTGGTTATGACTTCTCGCCACTAAGACCATTTGATCCATATAGATTTGAAAGAGAAAACTACGCCGATAGACCATATCCTGTAACTGGAGAATATTTCACTGGACCATTTGGCCCAGCTACAGCTTTGGGTAATTTAACTGTAGGAAAACTCCTTAAACCACAAATGCCCATGCATGAAAATGCTGTTGCGGCAGGTTTAGCGGCATATGTTCCGGCTGGAGATTCTGGAGCGTATAACGCTCAGGGAATATTGGATTCTGGAAAAGCTGCTCCTGTTATGGGCGCTGGGGGAGAAATTGTTTCTGTCAATGCAGCAAGTGGTGGGTATTACGGAGCAGGAAGACAGATATCTGGTTATAACAATGCAATGTCTGCAAACGCTGGGGCAATGGCTACTGCAAGCAGGTCCGTTACTGGTCAGATAGGATCCTATAACAATGCACTAACAAATGCGGCTTTAGCTGGACCAAATAGAATATCTCAAGCAGGAGGCATAACTTATGGTCCACCAAAAGTTTCTGGCATTATACCGCCAGCTGTAGTGCCATCTGGGGCACCAATATCAACAGGATCTGTTGCATTCCAAGCTAGTGAACTTGGTTATAGGCTTCAAGAAACTGCAGGTATTTACGGTTTTGCATTTGGATCACTTAGACAGGGCCTTGGTTTTGGAAGTCAAGACATGTCTCCGCAAGTTTCTGCACTGCAATCTGCGTCAAAAGGCTATGGTTCAACTAGGGCATTCTGGGATCTTAATCTTGGTGGTTTGGGCGACGTGCCTATGGCTGGAGAAGGTTCTATTGGAAACATAGAAATTTCTGAAATCGTAAGAAGATTTATTCCAAAAGAAAGAAATGATGTTAATTATGTAAACCCCATTCCAAACACAATGGGACAACAATATCCATTTTTACCTGGGTCTGACTACTTTGTTAATTTTAAAACTGGAGATCCATTTACAAGAGTTCAAGAGGGCGAAATTAGAATGCCTGGTGTTGGCTATGAAAGATTGAACACTTTATATGGAGATGAAACAGGAAGATATGGAAGAGTTAATCAATTAGACATACTCGCAGACGTAGCGCCATATTCTAAAGAGTTTAGATCATTAAATAGAACAATAAAAATGGGAAGTCTTTCTCCCGCAGAAAGAATAAAAGTTCAGGAAATAAGAGGTCAAGTAGAAAATACTACTACAAAATATCAGTTCTCTCCGTATAAATATAAAGACACATCTCCAGAAGAAACGGGAATGCATCCAACAATTCATTCAATAAGTAGAGTTGGAGAATATATTGCCCACAGAGACACTTTTTTAAATACTAAATTTTTGAATAAGAGAACTGCTGCAGAAGATTGGGAAAGAAGAAACGTATATGGTGCCACTTTCCCAGAGTGGCAAAGACCATATGAAAGCTTTATACAGCCAATGATTAATAAAGCTTCTCAAAGAGATCCAATTGCTGCAACGCTTGCAATGGCTGCAGCTGGATCATTCTTTGGTAGAACTGCACCAGCAAAAACTGTTGGGTCTTTAGTTGGTGGTTTAGCTGGGTTTACATCTTCTGTAAAAGGGAATATTCATGAGCTGGTAACCGGCGAAAGACAAATGCCCAAAACAAGAGTTAAAGAACTTGCACTAGAAGAATATATAGATATTCTTGGTTATGTTAAAAATACAAGTTTAGCAAATGAAGCAAGAGCTAGAGGGGACGCAGCAGCAGCAGCAGGCTTTACGTCAGCAGCCAAAAGAACAATGTATGGGGCAGATATCTATGGCGGTTCTGTAGATAACCTTTCTTTAGCAATTCCAAAAAGAAAAAGAGAACATTTTAAAGCTATGATCAATGCCCCAGAGGAAGAAAGAGAAAGAATTCTTTCAACCTCTGGTAGATTAGAAAGAAGAATTTACCAAGCTGCTTGGGGAATGAAAGTAGAAGAAAGACCAGATTTAGCAGAGTATTTTTCTAGACACGAACTACCAGATCAGCACTGGGAAGGTTGGCATCCAAATACTAATCTAGAACATGTTAAAATAAAGATGGGGCAATCCATGGGTCTAGAAATGTCACAAATGGGTTACTATCCACAACAGATTAAAGAAGCAAATTTAACCAATCCTTCATATCCATCATTTTTTGAAAATAACTCTCAGGAAAATGTTGGCTCGCAACTTAGGGCTATGATGTCTAGAATGGGCGTTTCTGGAAGTGTAAGAGAAAACAGAAACCCATACGGCTCTAATTCTATTAGTCTTTCCTCAGCTATCTCTTCTTCTATAAATATATTTTAGGTAAATAAAAATGTCAAGAATTAACCCACTTATAAGTACAGACGCAATGCCGATGAGAAGGCTTGAGGCAGAACGACGTCTTCTTAGAAGAACAATGTATGGAATGACCGACATGATCAGGGTTGATCTTGAGGGTGAAGATATAGTTTACAGATTAAATACAACGGGAGAAACATTTAAAACCGCAAAAGAAGCTTTTGATCAAGCTGGCAAAACAGGAATGACAACTTTTGCAAGACTAACTGGAGATATAGAAACATCTTCTTATAATCTAAGAGGGCTTGGCGGACTTGAACAAAGGCTCAAAACTGTTCAGGCTATGTTGGCTGACGATATAGCCCTAGCTACTAGGTTAGGTATAGAAGATCCCAATTTAATTAGATTTGAAGTTGGAAGTTTTAAAACAGATTTAGGCAATAAGAATACACTCAAAAATGTTGTGGACCAATTAGGAGAAAATCTTGGCATAATAGTTCCTGATGACTCTTCTTTTAATCTTTTAAGGGTTTTTTCCGGAGACAGAGAAATGACAGTTGGAGAGATATCAAGGTTATTCAATGCAACCTCAGAAGGAGCAGGAGGAATTCTTTCTACTAGTGAACTTATGAGAAGCCTTCTTGAAGGCCCAGAAGAAGTTGCTTCGTTGTATTCTAAATCAGGAAAACGCGTTAGGGGCGCAATAGGACTAAGAGATTTATCTTTGGCTGGAGAAGATTTATCTAGCATATTACAAGAAGTAAGTGGTACATCACGTTTAGATGAAAGGTCAGTAAGAATATTTAAAATAAAAGATGACCTTACTGAAATGGCAAGAAATTACTTATCAGTAATATCGTCCGGCGACTATGCTAGATTTACCGATCCAGTAGCAGCTAGAAACTATGCAGAACGACAAGTTATGGAGATGTTCGGAGAAACTAGAGAAGGTTTAGAAAAAAGGGCATATTACTTTAAAAGCGGAGCAATGGACCAAGTTACTGCTGCTCTGAAAAATATGGATATTTTGGATAAAGATGGCAGAGTTCTAAGAGGAATTGATGCATTAAATAAAACTGAGTTAGAACAGCTCACCGATAAATTTAAAGCTGGATTTGATGGAACTGGAGTAACAAATGCTAAAACTTTTAATGCAAAAAGATCTTTTATACAAAGACAGCTTTCTGCTCTTGAAGCACTTCCTGAAGAACAAAAAAGGCAACAATATGTAGTTATGAAAATTTCCGAGCTCAGATCGCAGTTAGACAAAATGGAAGGCGACTTGTTTAATACGATAACTGGAAGAATATTTATGAACGTTGATGATGGGACTGGACAACTTGTTCCAAGAATGGCAAAACTAGTTACTGGTCAGGCTGAATTTGAGGGACCATTAAGTACTTATTCTTACTTAATACCAGATGTTGCCTTTAAAAAAGAAACTGGAATTATGGGAAGAGTTGACGCTGTAAACTTAGTTCTACAAGGAGAACCTTCGTCAAGAGTATACGCTGACCCACTAGCTCCTGCTTTTCACTACAATGTTCTTTCTGATCCAAACTATATTAGAGCAAATGAATTAAGGCAAAATAGAATAATAACCTCTTTAAATCATGCAATTGAAACTGGGGAAATTAGGGCAAACTTAAGAAGACAGATATACCAAGCATCAGAAGCAACTTTAGACGCAATTCCTGAAGCATCAAGAAGCTCAGCTGAAAGAAATAGAATGTTTATGCGTCAGCTAAAGAATGCAATTGAATCTGGAATGGACATACGCGCAATGCCACAGCTTTTAAATTACTTGAAAAAAAATGCAGCTGCGGATCTATTCAAACAAAAAGATAAAGTTGGTTATCTACCTGCGCTTGAAGATTCTTTTAGATTAGCCCTTGATACAGAAGCATCCTTCTTTGGCGGAAAAGAAAAGAAAGCAGCAAGATTAGGTGAAGGATTAAGGGATATAACACTTCAGGGAATGAGAGAAGGCGAATCAATTAAGGCGATTACTTTTCAAATACAAGGTCACAAAATGCTTTTTGCTGGTGACGCAGCAAGTATTTTTAAACACTCTCTTGGTGGATTTGACTTGGACGACAAAGGAATTGTAATGCCAAGAATATTCCAAGATGCTAGCGGAAACGAAAGGCTTGGAACATTTATGTTTCGTCAACCAACCGGTCCAGGAGAATTCATATTTGGAAAAGCAGACTTAAGAAATATAGATACTATAAAACTATTTTTAGCAAATAATGACGCTCTTATGGATGAGTTAGACACGATGAAAAGTGCAATAAGTGGAAATTCTTTATTAGATACAATTCATGAGGCAATGAATACTACTTACGGTAGAAGATTTGACCAACTAGATACATTAATAGGTCAACAAAGTTCCGATCAAATTGAAGACTTTATTATTCAACTAATGAAATCAGCGGAATCAAGGGGAACATATCGCATTCAAACTGTAGACATGAGCAATCCTGTTTTTCAACAACTTCAAGGAAAAGAATTTACCTCACCATTAGCTTTAACAAGAGAAAGAATTCGTCAGCTGGCTGCAGCTGGTCTAACTGAAGAAAAATACTTAGTTGAGCAATATAACTATGGAAATATGCTAAGAGTATTTGCCACAGAAGGATCTTTTGATTTCAGCGATGAGTTACATGAAGGTTTGAGGGCTTATACTAGCGAAGAACAATTTGATAGCCTAACAAGGCTAAGGGCATCTACGGACGTCGAGGCAAAGGTTACATATAGTCGAGCAATAGCTTTCCTAATGGAAAGGGGGGACAATGAGACAAGGGCTGGAGTAACTTCTTTGTTTGACGAAGATTTAGCAAGAAGAGGTCGCAAATCTGTTACAGAAAGTTCAGATACTATTGGTTCGTATATCAACAGATTAACTATAGCTTCAGCTAGCGCAGACCAAGAACAAGAAATTTTAAGAAGGCTTGAAGGAAAAGTAGATAGTGGCATTTTAGCTTCTATTAGAGAGACAAAAATAGCAACATTTGCTCCATCTGACGTTGTTGACATCATAGCAAATCTTAACGATGGCGTAACAGTTGAAGGCATCTCTGGACCACTAGAAACTCTTTTTAGAAACGCAACAGATAAAGAAGCAGCAGCAAGGGCTATAGCAAAAATAGCAGGAATACAAGCGGAGGGCGACCTGAGTGCAGTAGAAGCTACTGGTAGACAGATGATAGATTCAAAGTTTGAGCTGTTAGGTAAACTAAGAGCTCTTTCAATGCAAAACTTAGTTGGAGAAGAAGACTATCAAGACTTATTAGCTGGTATAGATAATGCAATCATTAACGAAAGATTAAAACGGAGATGATGTAAGCTCTGCTCTTAAAGCATATCAAAGAGGTTTTACTGATATTTCCGAAAGAGAAGGGGCTATTGTATCGGAACAAATTACCCAGTACTCCCAGCAGATAAAAGATGCATTTAAGGGCGCAGACCCAAGTGAGATAAAAGCTAATGTACAGTCACTTTTTGGTTTAGATGCAGACAATCGTTTTGCTCATGCGTCAAAAACCCTAAGGCTTGGTCAACAGGGAAAAGAAGCTATAGATGCAGCTGATAGAGCAATCTTTGGAAGAATGCAGATGGCATACTCTTCGGAAATGACAAACTCTAGGGAATCTTCTTTAATAGCTTCAAATATCCTACAAGAAGCCGAATCAATGATGCAGAGAAATGCTGCAAGTATGAACCAGGCTTTATCATCTGGCGATGAAGCTATGAGTGAGTTTTTTAAATATCAAAATCCAAAAATACAAGGCGAAATAGTAGACAAAGTTAAGTCAATGATAATGGAGGGCGCTGCAGGATCGGAGCAAACAACAGTTAGACAATTACTGGATGCTATGGAAGTTCAAATGTCAGGAAGATATAAAGGATTAAGAAAAATATTGATGACTAAACCTGGTTACCTAGATGAAAATGGTTTGGTTAGTATGTTTATGGCTAGAAATCAAGAAAGAGCAGCTTCATTCCTTGGAAGACAAGAAGGTGTAGATAATTTGACTCAACAATATGATGAGTTAGTTCAAAGCATGAAGACCATGTCACTGCAAGAAAAAGAAGAAATTCTTTCTTTTGCCCGAGATGTGGTAGAACAGTCTAAGAGGGGTCTTTACAGGATAGAAGAGGATCAGTTTAAGATAGCTTCAGCACTCTTAGTTGACAGAGAAACGTCAATAGAAAGCATGCAGCTAGATGAGGCTACTGAAAAAGCAGTTAGGCAAATGAGATTGCTGCAGTCAGCTAGGGAAAATTTGTCTTTCTTTGGAGATGAAATGGATGAAATTCTTTCTTTTGGAGGAAGGGCATCCGCTACTGGCTTTATTCCCGATGCAATTGAATTGACTGACGAAGAAAGAGCTAATCTATTTAGGGGTCTTGATGGAAGTGTGGCTGATGAAACGGCAAGACCAGCACAATCGGCATATAAGCGCATCGATAAAGAATTTTTTGATAAACCAATAGTTAAAAAATCTGCTTACGCAACAGCTGGATTAATTGCTGCAAGTTTTATTTATTCGGCTTCAAGAGATAGAAGTGAATCAGATGCTGCGGGGCCACCGCTTCTTCCTGGGGGTTCAGCCTATGAGGCTATGTCTCAAAGAGATCCGCAAATACCAGAAGCTTCTATTTTTTCTGGATATAACGAAGGCGTTGGCTACACTGTAAATATAGAAGGAACAAGAGAGCAATCTGAGTCTTTTTCAAAATCTCTTAGATCTGTTGCTACAGGCCCAGTAAACAGTACTATGTATAGAGGATTGCCACAATTGGGCAGAGATCCCTATTCGCAAATTGCTAGTTCGTATTAGGTTGATTCTATATGATTTTTGGTGCAGATAATCAAAATAAAAATCTCAGGGCTGCATCAGCTATTAAAGTCGGATCTACTGCAAAAACAAGAACAGCAAACAGTTACTCTGCATCTATATCAAGTTCTAAAACAACAGGAAATTCCACTTCGGCTAGAACTCAGCAAACTACAGTTCATCAGTCTAGATCAAATATAAATGATGGGCAGCCAGACCCAGTTAGAGGGTCAATGGAAGGGCTTGACACAGGTAAGTCAACCCATATTCAAATGGACAATAGAGGATATGACGCTAAATCCTTACAGACTGCAAGATATAAAGATAAAAATAAAACTTTAAAACCAGTAATGGGATCGTCCCTTTCCTTTACAAACCTTCAAAATAAGAGTATAATGAATAACTATAGCGGAATAACAATGAGTGGTTCTTCCAGTGACAGAATGTCAAAAAATTTAAAACTTAACAGAATGTTCTGATAAATTATGGCCGATAATCCAACAAATACATTTGTTACACCTTTTATGAAGGAATTAACAACAGAAAAGTATAACGCGATTCTATCCGATGTTAATACATTATTAGAGATGGGTGCAGTAGGGTTAAAAGAACTTAAAAGGATAATTGACGCAGATCCAAGCGTAGAATTTAAAGCTAAATTTAATAATAAAAATGATAAAAAGAACGGATACTTCTATTACTTTGACGCACTAGAGGGTGGACTAGATGGGGCTAATTATGGCTTAAAACCAAAAGGAGCTAGTACAGAGAGCAAAGTAAAAGAAATATACAATAAGTATTTTAAAGCTATAGAAAATGCAGGAACTGGAACTCAGTATACATACAACGGAAAAACATATTCTCCACCAGAATATGGAGTAAGAAGTAATCAAAATGCAATTCTAGTTTTTGATAGCGGAGCTTTTGCTTCTGCTGATGTTTTATTTACTCTATATAAGTCTTCTGTTTTGCAAGACACATATGCAACAAAAGCAGTTGCCGATTACATGTTCAGAAATCTTTTTGGTCAAGAAAAGTTTACGGATCAAGCCGCCAAAACATATATTATGTCTTCGTCATTTGGCATAACGAACGCCTTGATTAGTCTATCAAGAGATACTGTTGCAGGTATTTTGGGCAGGCTCAGGGGCATAAAAGATAAACTAACCAACTATACAGTAGGTCAAGAAGATTTTAATTCTGATCCGGAAGCTGATTCTTCCGAAAATGCAAATACTTCTCAATTGGAGTCAGAGTTTTCTAGCATGCTTGCGGAAGCTGGAATAGGTTTTGATTTAGCAGAATATGTAAGAAGAAAAATTCCCTCTTATATATATGCAAATGAGGGTTCTCTTGACTCGGTAAAAAATGCTTTTTATCGCTCCTTTGTTAAGAGCGGTGAAGTAGATATAGCATCAAAAGATAAATATTTTAAAAACATATGGAATAGAATTAAAACTAGTGGTCTTATAGATCTAGCGGTTAGCGCTTCAGCAATTGGCGATTTTGCTAGAAAAAGATTTTCCGTAGGCAACAACCTTACGGATCCAGAGTTAGGAAGTGCAGGACAAGCACTAGATCCAATAAGAGACACTATATGGCTAAATGATTTGGTAATTGTAACTCAAAACTTAACAAGAGATCCATTAACCCTAGCAATAGTCCAGTCTTATTTTCCCAATCTAGCTACACTATTTTTTAATGCCTCAGCAGCCGCCGCAGATTATTCTGGAGGCAGCGAAGATGATCCAATTAATAATATAGACGAACTAGCCAAGTCTCTATTAAGAGCCTTCGGTACCGATAAAGATGGTAAACCAATATTTAAACCAGCTTGGGAATTAATTAATACTGGCCAAAGAATAAAAAAAGCTCTTCAAGATTTTCCATTTAGAGAAAATATACCACCTAAAACTCCAGATATATTTCACTTTAGATTAGGTGCCGCAAACTTTTACGTTCCACCAATTTCAATTAATGTTAGTTCGCAATTTAAAACTGGCAGCTTAACCTCTGGTGCAATTAGACAAAAGAATAGTCCTAAATTCAACGCAGGATATAAAGAAACTACAATTAGCGTAAAGCTATTCTTTCCTAATTACGAAGAAATCTGGGGCCTATCAATTGATGGAATAAAAGATCTTACACTAAATAAAGATTTTAAGATAGATTTTAAAGAAGCTGGAAATGAAGAAAAGATAGATAAATTTCTTTCATCCTTAAGAGGTTTAGTAGCGGCATTTAAATATGCTCCCATACTGCCAGTTAAAAATCACTACCTAAACTCAGTTCATGGAATTAGTGGAGTTGCACTATCTTCAATGAGCATCTCTACAATTCCAAACTATCCGTTTGCGCTAGTGGTTGATCTTGAATTATTGAACTTTAATCATAAACCGTTCCTACCTATGATTAAAGACTTTAATCAAGCTGTTCACTGGGGTAAGTTCAGGCACTACATGGGCAAAGCCGCAGGAAGCCTTCATAGTTATATCAATGAATCTTTCCTGCTTCCAAAACCAGAAGATGCAGAAGAACCAAATCCAATGTTAACCAGAGTTACTTCTCAAACTCCATATTACACTAATCCTGGAGCTGTGAAAGTTAATAATAACGTTGGAAACCAACAGTCTGAAGTAGAACCAGATCTTGTAACCGACCCATATAAAAACGATATTTTTACAACAAACGTAATCAAAGAATATAGAAATGGCAACAATATATCTTTGTTTATTCCAGAAAGAATACAAACAAAGTTATTTACTCCAGATACATCTTCTTTTAGGTCAGATGAAGAAAAAATGTTAGACGATACTGGCCAGTCCATGTGGGACAAGTTGCTAAAAACAATGGGCATAGATATTAATCAGTCTGCAGGCTATTATAGGTCTTTGGGGTCAGTAGTTCAAACCTCTATTGAAGGATCAGTTAGCCCCTCTGCTAGGAGAATTGTTCTCGAAAGCATAGAGTTGATAACAGCCGGTGTTAGAAAAGATACTTATATAGAAAAAGTATATGATTACTTTGCAAAGGCGTTTGTCGTAGAAAATAAATCACTACTTACACAACAGGAAATTGACTATATAAGAAAAAATCCAAACGAAAATGCTGGACAAGACTATGTTAGTAAAGTCCAAGTTTATAAATATAGAGGTAAAAATTTAGTAATTGATAACAGTGCCTCTCAGGGCGATGAGCGCAACTACAGCCTTAAGGACGTAAGGGATCTTTTCAAGCAGGCGTCTCGTAATACATCAAGTCTCCTAGATCAATTAGCTAATGAAGAAGCTGATAGAAAAGCTGCAACAACAGGAAAGTCTAGTGCAGATTTTATTGATCAAGCTAAAGAGGATATAGGTAGAGCATTTAACGTTCTTGTATATAATAGATTCTTTAAGAGTGGTCCAATTAAAGATTTAATGGAAGCTAGAAGACTAAGGCAGGCTAACTATCAATTTAATGAATGGGAAGTTCCCATGTTTAAAGTTGACCTTGATCCAAAGGCAGTAATAGTCAATGGAGTCTCAGTTACACTGGGAAACAATCTCGCTAAGTTACAATTGCAAATGCAGGAAGAGCCAACTTACCAACATATTGGCGGAAAAGATTCCTACATAAATATATCAATGACTGTTTTTGGTGAAAAAGAATTAATAAAACTTAGAAAAGTTTTTGAACACATAAATGGTTTAGCCCGAATAGAACACTCAACTGGCGTAATAGGCTTTATGGGTATAAAGAACATCGTTGCTTCACTGGCTGGTATTAAATATGTTATGCCCTTGAGTTATGAGGTAAATACAATTCCTAATTTCCCTCATGTTTATGACGTTAGAATGTCTCTTGTTGACTTTGATATATTCCAGCAACAAAGAGAAACTATTTCTTCTAAACAGCAAAAAGAAATGATAGAAACATTTGGAACTAAAAGAAATCCATTCTTAAGAATCAAGCAGCTATGGGGGGCATTTAACGCTTACCCAGACTTCCCATTATCTGTTAAGGATCAAAATGGAGAAGTTGTAGGAAACTTAGATCCAGATTATTATTTTAGATCCTTTGAGATGTTTGACGATGACGTAATAGAACATTTGGCCCCAGAACAAGAAAAGCTTAAGTCTTTTTCTATAACTCCAAAACAACTTAATACTCAGTCTACTAGCGATCACGAAAAAAATGTAAATAGAATTTTAGGTGAGATCAAAGTTATGGTTCAAAATAACCAGCTTAAAAAATTAAAAGAGTATTTTGACAAGGAGCAGATAGGTTTGCTAGAAGCTTCTGCTTATATTGAGGGAGCAGTAAGAGAATTTTTTAAGGGGCAAAAGAAAAATCTTTTAATAGATTTTATTAAAGAGTATCCAGATGTAGATGATAAAACAGCAACATTTGGTTTAACTGCTGGCCTTGGATCAAGTAATATTAAACTCAATACTTCAGTTGGAGACTTGTCCTATAGTGACTCAAGCGCTACTCAACAAATACAAAATATATTAGAAACAAAAGACTTAGTAGTTTCAGAAGACGGCTATCTAAGTATAGATCCAGATGAGTTAACGATACATCACACTATTACCTATATTCCAGCAGAAGAAAACCCCTCAGACGACAAAATGCCTGCATTTTTATATCATGCAAATGGTTATCACCTAGGATATGTTAGCAAGTCTAATAATAGATTTTACTTTACAGTTGACGGTGTAAGACCAGTTAAATCTGAATCTGGAAATAGTAACGATGGTAAATTAAGCTATGTTCCTATTTCTGTTCCATTTAGCGACGCAGATGATCCAAGTAAGACATACAAAAAGGGTGAAGGAAGTGCACATATTGACTCACTTAAGGGGGCTGGTTCAAATCTTGCGGACTTTAGTGACCCATATTCTGCATCTTCGGGTGATAATCCAGAGGTTATGTCCACTCAGGCAGCAAATAGTAATGTGGCAAAACACTGGGAAAGAATGCTAATAGACACAAAGTATAGAGATATATCTGGAAGAATGATTAGAGCATTCCCTACCTATATGTTGTGGCTTATTGATGAAGGTGGATATTTTTCTGGAGTTAAACTATTTGACAATTTCTATGGACTTCAGTCAATAATAGACTTTTCGGTTGTACAGTCTGAAGATATTTTAGGTGACACATTAATCCTTAGGGTATCAAATCTGTACTCAAAATTAACAACGGCGGAGTCTAGTAGAATATTTGACACCGAAGAAGAGTTTCAAAATGAGCAGTTGACACAACTAGATGGAATAGAGTCTGTGCTAGACAAAGCTTTAAATAGGGCTAGAAATATGGTTTCCCATATGGAAAATACATATGTTGTTGACATTAATAGTATTAGATTAAAGCCAGGTGTAAGGGTCCACTTAAGAGTTGGATATGGATCAAATCCAAACTCATTACAAACTCTTTTTAATGGAGTTATTACTTCTGTTGAAAATGGAGAAATAGTAACAATAACAGCACAGTCTGACGCCATTGAGTTAAGTCCAATAGTCAACTCAACAAATAAAAAGGGCGATAGCGGAAAGATAGACGGCGGTATTAATACTGGTTTTTGGCTTTCAGAGCCAAGAGACTTAATGGTGAGACTATTGACAATGGGTTCTTCAAGAACGCGCGAGGCAATAGCTCATGCTACTAGAGGAAGAATATTCTCTGAAAATAAATTTGGCATTAGACACTTTGGTCAAATACTTTACGAACCACTAAACGATCTCGAAGCTGCTAAAAATGAAGCTGTGGTTTCTCAGGTAAAAAATATGTTTGACTCTCTTGGAGAAGCAAGCGGAAACGCTTGGGGCATTGGTTCTGCTATGGGAATACTTGCATCTGGTTCAAACGAAGGTGGTGGAAGTTTATTTGGGATTGGACCAGAAATTAGAGCTCCAGGAGTTGCTTTAATGAGAACATTATGGGCTAACTTCAGCGCTCAAAGAGATTTTGAAATCTTTAAAAGAAACATTTATCCAGGAAATGGAACCGGAATTGCACAATTCTTGGGCGGAGACCTTGGTGATGGATGGTCAACAATAGCTAGTATTACTCCAGAGGATAAGCCTAATGAAAGATTAGAATACATTGGCAGGCTGACTGACTATTCATGGAATGAAATGACAGCAAAAGCTGGAAATGGAATATTTGACGGTAACGCAGACGCTAAGCAGTTAATAGATATTAATGGTAAGCCAAATGAAATAGGTAATAGCAATAGTTCAGCAGGCTTTGCTAAAGTTGCTCTTAGCGGCGCAGTAGCAGCTGCAGGCATTGCTGTAACAGGTGGACTTGGAGCTCCAATAATTGGAGGAGTACTTGCTGCTGGTGGTCTATCTGGAGTTCTAAGCGGTAGAGGTGGAACAAATCTTTTCAACGCTATGGGTATTACTTCTGGTATGGATGATGATCTTCCAGGTTTAGATGAAGTCTCATTTAGGGCGCAAACCTACATGAGAACAGTTTGGGATCTCTTTCAAATGTGCGCAAGATTATTACCCAACTACATTGTGGCAATTAGGCCCTTTGAAGATAGATCAACTGTATTTTATGGAAAACCACACTGGCTGTATACTTCTGGAGTTGTTCCCCTTACTACTGGTTATCCTGGAACAAAACGAGCCCAAGAACTTGGTATTTCTTCTCCTAAAGAATTAGATGTTGACTCTGTTTTAGAAAATGCAATGAAGGCTATAAATGAATCGTCCAATCCACTAGCAGACGCTGCAGCCTTTACATCTCTAGATACTTCTATGATATCTGTACAAGATACCCTGTCTCAGCAACTTAATGCAAAAGAAGGTGGAGTTTATATTCCTGCAGATAGTCTAAAGGACAAAAATGGAAAAGGTAGAGTAATAGCATTCGGCTATGAATCTACTATGGAATATAGAGACTCTTCTGGTAATCCAATTGCTAAGCTTCCAGCTTCTTTGGGGTATGCTACAGTAGGGTTTCACTTACCTATAAGTTCCGAAGATGTAACTGAAGTTCCACTTGATGAAAGTCAAATTCAAGGGCATAGACAGATTGATCAACTTCCCCTAAGATATAGATTTCCATTTTTTACCGATAGGGATGATGGAATTGTTTTAGAAGATTTTGCATACTACGCTTTATCAGATGAGCTTGGTACCTGGAATGGCAACACTGCTGATTACATGAAGCTTGTAAGGGATAATAAAAGTTACAATGGAGTTGGCGGCAACGACGAGGAAACTGCATGGATTTCATTAATGAAGATAGAAAAATCCTTATACGCAGGAATTACAACCGTAGCCAAAGAAGAAGAATTAACTAATTTCAATGGTCTTGCAATAGGTATAAAACTTTTATCTGGAAATATTCCAAGCTTTAAAGATAAAGAAAAAGAAGTAGCAGATAAATATATATTCCAAGAAAAATTAAAAACGTCTTCAGTATCTGGAGTAGTATCTGTTTTAAGAATGCCACTACCAGATAATCCAAGTTTGTTAAAAGATCCAAAAACAAATGCTGATTTATATGATATATTAAAAGAGAATCCAAACTTTAATACAAATGCAGCAGGATTACGAGACTGGAAAGCTCCAAAAAACGCACAAGAAGAACAGTTCTATATCGCTATGAAATGGCCATATAAACCATCTGATTCTTTTGGTCTTGAAAGTTCAGAGCAATTTATACAAAGTCAAGGCGGATACACTCCAGTTGGAAACGCAAAATCATATCAAGAAAGAAAAGTTATGGTTTATAGCCCAACGACTGGAAAGGCAGTTGTTTGCAGACCTGCATACTATTTATGGGGAGAAGATACTGTTGGTGGATTAAAACCAGCAGGTGATAGTGGTATATTTGTAGATGACTGGAGTCATGGTTATGATAAATTTGGAAACCCAACATTCGTTGCAACTGATAAAAGTTCAAAAGGCAGTGGGACAACTGGAAACAGTTTATTCCTAGAGACAAATCTTGCCCTCAGGGCAATAGTTTCTCCAGATGCCGCATATTACCTGGGAATGCTTAACTTAACTCCAGTAGAAGTTGGGTTATGGTCTAGTGGAGATCATAGCAAAGAAGATGACTGGCACGGTGGAGAAAGCGCTATAACAGGAATAGCAAAAGCTGGTGTTGCCCCGTTCCCAGTGCCAAGAAAATGTTATTATGCTTTTGTTCCTGACGATATGCCATTGGGTGTTGTTCCAGACTTTATCTTACCTATAGACGAATATTCTCCACCTAATCAAGAAGTTGTTTATGAAAATAAGGCAGGTAAAAAAATCATATCGTTCGGTGCATATTCCCAAAAAACAGATATTTTAATTAGAGCTACGGGTTATAGTCCAACTGGTCCATCTGATGGAGATAACTTTTTTGAGTTTAGAGTTGCTGATTCAATTACAATGGAAGACGTATTAAATTCTGTTGGAAGACTTGAAATAGCAGGAAACGCTTTGGGAGAAAATGGAGAGTTTGGTCCTGGGACAAAAGATTATTTTGATCTAGTAAAAAACAAAGACTGGGAAGCTATTGAAAACCTTAAGGATGTACTAAAAGAAGAAAGAAAAGATAGATCTTCATTTGCCGGCAAAAGGTTTGCCCCTATATTTGATGAAGCAGAGCCAAAATCTGTTGAAGCTAGAAACTTTTATGACGAAGACTACAATAGAAACATATCTGTTATAGCTGGCAATGGAAGAACCTTACAAGAAGCTATTAGGGTATGGGATCAATTTAGAGCAAAATACCATACTTATTCAAACGTTAAGGAAGCTTTCCAAAAAGCATTTGGCCTTCCACCAGAAGGGGAGGAGAGTGAACAAGATATTGGAACATATTTGAGTGGCGGATTTGGCCTTGGAAACAAGCTTACGGATAAAAAATCTAATACTCCAGATGCAGCAGAAGCTTCAGCTTCAACAGATAAAAGTTCTAAGAATCTATTTAAAAACTATAGTGAATCAAATAATTCGGCAGAAGATGAGTTTAGTTTAGTTTTTGGAGATAGATTTTTTGCTGGACCAGAATGGATCGGCAGCGAAAATGCAGCAGCTCAAGCGGCACTAAGAATAAATCCAGAAAAAATTAGACAAGGTTTAGAAAAAGCAAGAACAGAATTTATAGATAACCCAGATTCAAGTAACGGTTTAATTAGCTATTACAACGAACTGCTCAATAATAGATTAGATAAAATTCTAGGAATAATTAGAGACTCGTTGCGTTTATCTGGAATTGCAGAAAAAGAAGATCAAGATCAATATATAGCATCAATAAGAACATCAAAACAATTATTTTTATTTATGGTTGGCGCATTCAGGAATAGAATGTGGTCAGACCCGTACGCAAGGGCTTGGCTAGTGTTAAAGCCTAATAGAAAATTAAGTTATGATGGAAGAAATGATGAGTGGGACTTTAATCCAGTTCTAAAAATATTCCAAGCATATATAGATCCAAATGAAGACTACGCAAAGAGTAAAGATAAATTTACAAAACTTCTTGCACAAAATAGGTCAGAGGGCAGTAGCGCAACAAGTATTATTGGTAAGTGGGGCGAAGATGTTAATGGATTTTGGGATAAAAACATAGGACCACTATTTACTGCCTTAGGCGACTCTCTTAGCGGTTTAGTTAATCTTTTTAGAATGTCTATGATGCAGCTGGGATATGGTCTATCGCAAGTTGGCCAAATGACTAAGCAGGCAAATATACTAAATAAGGTTCTTAATGATTCTATATACTATTCTCTTGGAAGGCCTGGTTCACTACTCAGAGCTGTAGACAATCCTTTTACCAGAGAGTACGCAGAGCCTGTAATTGAAATTAGACAACCATTCCAAAGAGTCCATTACTTAAGCTCTTTTTCTCATATATTATCAAATGGTATAACTGAAAATCTAAACGGAATTGCCACGATGATAACCGCTGTTTCAGACGGTAAATATCCTGTTACGGTAGCTATGGATAAATCAGCACCGGCGGAAAGGCAGGTTGAAAAAACTGTTGAGACTGGACTATTCTTTGATAATGCTACGGGATCTGGTTTATTTGGGGCACTTCACCCAATTTTGCATCCTTTTGAATTTGCAAGGGGTATTTCAAAGTTTGCTCAAGGCACTCCAGATGAAATGCTGGCAAGAAGAGTTGGTTTAGCTCACTTAAAAGAGTCATTGAAAGATATATATACTGGTGAAATATTGATCACAGGCAACGCCGACATAAGACCTCATGACATAGTTTATCTAGCAGATGTCTACGAAAGAATGTATGGAATGTTTGAAGTTGAACAAGTCGTACATCATTTTACTTCTGAGCTTGGATTTGTCACTTCAATAACACCTAATGCTCTAGTTACGGTAAATGATCCCGCTAAATGGTTTATGTCTTCTTGGATTGGTACATGGATGCATATGCAGGCTTTAAGAAATGATACTAGACTCTATATGAGTTCTATTGGATCTGGCGTCAATGCAATGGGCCAGATAAGCGTGGATGGACTAGCAGACTCACTGCAGACTCAAATGGTTGGCGGTATACAATATACCCACGGTGCAGCAGCGTTAACAAAAGATATTATGGCTCACTTTACGTCTGAGGGAATTAATGATATTAACTCACAGGTTAAGGGTTTGGTAGCTCAAGGTTCTGCAGCTGCTTCTGGTCAAATTGCACTTGGAGGAATGGGTGCAATGTTTGCTGGGGCCACTGCCTTAGGTGCCACAGCGGCTGGAATAGCCTCTATGGCTATACCTGGTGCGGGAGCATTAATTGGGGGAGCTGCTTTTGGACTCGGCGCAGGAGCTGGTGGAAAGCTGGCCTGGAAAGGCTGGACTTGGATGCGAGACAACGTATTGGATCAACACGGATGCTATATTCAATACTTAAACAGAAACGGTAGAGCTATGGATGCCGGACTTGGACTAAGTGGTCAAGGTATGGTTGTTGGAAGATATCACACCAAAAAGCTGCTTCCTGGAATTTTAGGAGTTAGCTCAAAGATAAGAACAGCAGAAGGGTATTCTTACATTAGAACTAATGACCTTCTTTCAAAATTGGGCTGGAAAGAAAAAGAAATAAACGATCTAACCAGATATATAGATTACGAAAATGCATTAGTTAATACCCAGGTCCTAAGGTATTCTGGAATTGGTCCAGAAAAAGCTGGTTTAAATAGATTCTTTAAAGTTATCTGCAAAGTAGTAGACACAATTGACGGTGACACTATAGACGTAATTGATTTACTAGATACATCGGAGAAAAAGTTTAGAATAAGATTTGACGGAATAAACACTCCAGAAATAAACGTAATTAAAACTGATTTACATACAAGTGGAAAAGTTGCTAACATAACAAATGTACAAGTTTCCTCTGGTAAAGCCACAATTACAACAGAAGCACCTCATACTTTTGAAACAGATGAAGTTTGCGTTATTGTAATAGATAATCCAGGTGGATTTTATTTACTAAATAGTTCAGCAAAAATTGAGTCAACTCCAACAGCAAATACATTTGTAGTTTCAACAGTACTTCCAGACAACAACGCTGCTAAAACAGGAAAAGTTAGAGTATATGCAAAGGGTTCTGGAGAGTTTGTAAATTCATCTTCGCCAGGTGGTAAGGCTAAGATGTTTACGATGAACGCATTAAAGGACAAAGTCTTTGTCTTAAGAATATCTCCAGAAAATGTTACTGGATCTTTTACTGAGTTAGATTTTGAAGCAGGATCTACTAAGTCGTTAGAAAGAAAGCTTATTCACGGAGAGTCATTACCTGCTTATTATGATAAAGATGTTTTTGGAGAAAGAATTCTTGGAGTTGTATTTTATAAAACTCCACAACAGGCTTTAGAGACAATAATAAAAGAAACTAATTCTTTATTTGAAAAGTATAAAAAAGCCTCTAATTCAGATCTAGTTTCTCAATTAGCTTCTAGTTTTTCTCCAGGTGTTTTTTCGGATAGATATTCTGATCTTTTAGAAAAAACAAAAACTATTAATAAAATTGATTACTACACTCAATATAAAACTACTCCTCTAAACGGCATATCTCCTGGGTTGAAAAAGACATACAACGCTTATGTTGCCCTCAGACTAATTCAATATATTTATGAAAAAGTTTCTGAATGGCCAAATGTTGAGTGGGATGAGTACTATGACGATGGAACTCCCGTTTCTTTAAACTATGAGCTTATTATTAATGGACTAGCAAAAGTTTATACAAAAGGACTTTTAATTGAACAGCCATCTGTTATAGATTCATATGAGAATGCTGCTCTTCCAAGCAGAGTAACAATAAGGGAAGAAAGATAATATGTCAGATTTTAATTATACAGTTGATGATCTATCCGATACATCAACACTTGCTAGGAAAACTTCTTCTGCTTTCTACCCATCAGGAGAGCCGTTAAAGACTAGCTATTCTGTTTCTGGAGATGCAAGTAGAACTTTAACCCAAAGAGATTTACAAAGCGTACTATCTCGGAGATGCCCTGTATAGGTCTCCTAATTTTGCCCTTCAAATATCAAATCAAAATACTCAGTCTAGTATCAACTCAATTTTATCCGCAGTTGGAGGACCAGACGCAGCTAACCTTAAAATACAAGACCCAAATAGTCAAGATGAAAACGCTTGGTTAGAAGGATCAGTCGCCTCAAATTTGGTTGTATCAAAATCATCTCTTGGCAAGCAATCTCTTTCTTTTGGTACAAGAAATTTTTTAGCAGAATTACAAAACAATGCTACACAAGGTACATCTAGAACAGGCGATCATCAAGATACATCTAATTTTCCTTTTGACCCCACAAGAGGTGGACAATCTGAAGTCAGAGTTGTAACCATAAAAGAAAATTTATCAAATGAAGAAGCTAAAATATTTGATGAAAAAATTCAAGAGTTA